TGAGATCTGTAACCAGGATCCCAGCCGTCCAGGTAACCTTCTGGCAACCTGGATCGCCGAACCTTGAATCTAGGCAGAGTTCTGCTTCGAGGCAAGAAATACAGTTCGGCGCCCCTAGGGACTAGATACCCGCCAACCGCAAGCGGCATCGCGAACTCTTCGGCTTCTTTTGGAAGCCTAGAGTGCGCCTGCTGGATGCTTAGGTAGGTATATCGCCTTCTACACCCGGATGTAAGTACCCCTTGATTGGGGGACATCCACTCGGGGATGAGGTGTGGCTTACCGTCTATGAAGCTTCTCAACAAAGTTAAAGTCCTTGGAAGAGAGCAGTTATGCTCAACACTCCAAAGAACCACTTGGTTGATTGCAACATAGACGTCGGCCTCGACAGCGAGGGACTTAATATAAAACGGTGTTATATCAACACCCGATATATAGTCTCCGCCGCAAGACTCACGAAAAGGACCACTACTAAAGGATTTGTCGTGGTTAACGACTAACCCCGCCTTTGTCAGCACATCTACAAAACCGTCGTACTCGTGAACGGGAATAATGATATCATCCCCGAACACACAAGTGTTGGTCCAATCTATGTATAGATTGGGTCCACCACGCGTGCAACGGTAACCGTAGATGAGAGCGACTAATATCAGCGTCATCAGGGGAAAAGTGAAACCATTCCCCATGGTGCTGATCATATGTAGCTCTAGCTGTATGCCTACCTCCCCGGATTTACCATCTCCGGGAAGTGTAATAGTGGGCGACCTCAGCTTCATTAAGAGGTCAAACCACTCACTAGGCATAAGGGCACGAACAAGATCGATACTAATCATATCGCTCGCTGCCTTCAGATCGAGAGTAGCAATACTCCCATCTTCACTGCCGCGTTTGGCCATAGCCTTGTTTCGAGGCTGTTGGTTGCGAATGTCTAGTCCGATATGCCTTAGAGCTCCTTCGAGATACATACCTGCGGAAAGTTGCAGGCACATGTTCCCGGAAGGTTCAATGGCAATTGTTCGTTCAGTCTCCTCATTCTTGGGGACTGTTGTTAGTCTAGAGCCCTCAACCTGCCTTGTACCCGAAACTCCGACACGGCCATCTCTGGCCACGAAGTAAGGGTTCATACTACGCAGTTTACGAACCAAGGGCTCACACTGAGCTGTACAAGTCATGTCCTGATGGATTTTATCAGCGGTATGTGTACCAAGTATGCCATTACTGGCACCTGGTCCAAAACGCCAATTATCCCAAAGGAATGACATCTCGAGCGGTCTTTGTATGGACAACTCGTCAAAGGAAGTAGTGAAACGCTCTAAAACAGTAGTAATGAAATAACGAGCGTTATCAAGTATCCTTCGATCAACCTCTTGACTGGGAGGACGGCTCTTTTGGAGCTGATTCACCAGTTCATTCGTAGCCACAAAATTGGCTATAGCAAGAGGGCGAAGATCTTCCCGAAGGAAGCGTGCTCTTTTACGAGCACGTTGTAAAAGTCGATTAGCAGCAGCGCTACGCTGCCTTTCGACTAGAAGCTCATCTAACATTGTGGTAAACAGGCTTTTCAGCCGATACTCACCACAGTCTTTAGTTACTTTACTCACAGGACAACTCCCGATGATGTAACATTAATCAAGAAATCGCTGGACCGGGAACTACCCGGCCCTAAGGCTAGTACTATTTAGCCTTCTTCCCCGACGTTACTCCCGTAGTTCCAGAAACTTCCGGATCTTGGAGTGTAACGAGGGGAGGTGTCGCGATCGC